CGTGTAAACGAATTTGCAGACCAATTTTAACAATCTGACCGAGACCAACCAATTGGAGAACTGTCACCTAATACCCCCGCCTTTGGTGGGGGTTTGGTATTATAGGTGCATACGAGACAAACCATGGCAGTTCAACACGAAATCAAATCCCAACTTGCCAAACTTCTTGCTACAGAAGACTTGATTGTAGAACACAAGAACTGCGAAACGGCCTGCTTTAATGTTCAGACTCGGGTGTTGACCCTTCCCATGTGGGACAAGGCAAGCAACACCGTATACGACCTTCTAGTGGGTCATGAAGTGGGTCATGCATTATTCACACCAGATGAAAACTGGTTGGAGAAGGTAGCAGTTCCTCCACAATTTGTAAATGTGGTGGAGGATGCAAGAATTGAAAAGATGATGAAGCGCAAATATGCTGGACTAGCAAAAACTTTCTACCATGGCTACAAGGAATTACAAGCAGAAGACTTTTTCTCTATATCTGACAGCAATGTTGCTGATCTTAATCTTGCTGATCGTGCAAATTTATACTTTAAGGTCGGTAATTTTATAGACATTTCTTTTACTGAAGAAGAAATGACAATCATTCGTATGATCGAAGATTGTGAAACTTTTGATGAGGTCTTGCAAGCAGCAGAAGAATTATATTTGTTCTGCAAGAATGAGAAAGAAGAAAAGGTTGATGATATGGAAATGCCACCAGAGGTTGGTGGTGAGTCTGATCAACCTGCTAACAAGTTATCCGATAAACCGCAAGAGTCTTCTGGCGAAGGTAGTGGAGATTCTACAGAAAATTCAAGTAGCGGTGAAAGAGTTGACAACTCTGCTAATGAACATCTTTCAGATGAACCTGAAGTTCAGACTGCAGATTCTTTACAAGAAAACTTGCAAGATCTAGTAAATACAAATTCTAGAGAGAATATTTACGTAGAGATTCCTGAAGTTAATCTAAACCGCATAATTGCAGACAACGAAGATGTTCATAATGAAATTGACACTTGGTTTAATTATTTGCAGAATCAATTTGAAATTCCTATCTATGAGAAATCTGATAGTGAATTTGTAAAGTTCAAACGTTCTGCACAGAAAGAAGTTAATTACCTTGTTAAAGAGTTTGAGTGTAAGAAAGCAGCAGACTCTTATGCCCGTGCTACCACAGCACGTACAGGTGTCTTAGATACAACTAAACTGCATACCTACAAATACAACGAAGATCTATTTAAGAAAGTTTCTGTAATTCCTGATGGTAAAAATCATGGTTTGATTTTTATTCTTGACTGGAGTGGGTCTATGAGTCGTGTTTTGCTTGATACTATTAAACAACTTTACAACCTAGTTTGGTTCTGCAAAAAAGTTTCTATTCCTTTTGAGGTCTATGCCTTCACTAATGAATGGAAGCGTCCTCAGATTGATTATGAAACAAAGGAGGTTGTTAAATCTGCAGATTGGGTATGTTCATATGAAAAGAAAGAAAATCTTCTTGCTGTTCATGAACAATTTTCTTTAACAAATCTTCTTACCAGTAAAACAAATGGAAAGCAACTAGAGCACCAGATGATTAATATCTGGAGAATTGCTAACTATTACAGTGATCAATATGGCAGTGGATATTCTATTCCTCATCGTATGAGTCTTTCTGGTACTCCTTTGAATGAGGCATTTGTTGCTCTTCATCAAATTATTCCTCAGTTCCAAAAACAAAATAGAGTGCAAAAAGTTCAATGTATTGTATTGACAGATGGTGAGGCTAATCATCTTCCATATCATGTTGAGGTTCAACGACGCTGGGATGATAAACCTTTCATGGGCACTCGTCAATTGTATGGAGGTGTTAGTTTTCTTCGTGATCGTAAAACTGGTAACACTTATCAAATTCCTTATGGGTGGAATGGTTTCTCTGATTTGATGATTAGAAACTTGCGTGACAACTTTCCATCAGTAAACTTTATTGGTATGCGTGTTCTAGAAAGTCGTGGAGCAAACGACTTCATCAAACTCTATTACAATTATGGAGATACTGATTATGATAAAATTATGTTTGATTGGAGAAAGAATAGGAGTTTCTGTATCAAGAAGTCTGATTATCATGCATACTTTGGTCTTTCTGCAACTGCACTATCTCAAGATTCTGAGTTTGAAGTTGATGATGGTGCCACCAAAGCAAAGATTAAATCTGCTTTCGTCAAGTCTTTAAAGACAAAGAAACTAAATAAAAAAGTTCTCGGTGAATTTATTTCTTTGGTGGCATGAACTGGAAAGAAATCGCACTTCAAAGTGAAACTAATCCTAAGATCCGTAAGGTTCTTTTAGAGGGCCCTAAGAAATTAACAGATGCATGGCTCCTAGGTGCATTGAGAATTAAGTATGGACGGTTTGAGAAGTGACCCATGAGGGTTTAATATCCTTCCTTTTTACCCTATAATAACTTCAGTTCAAACAAACAACATGTCCCTCTCACCCGAGTTCATTCGCACTTCCCTTCAAGGGTTGTATGGTGAGTCTGTTGCTGCTGCTGATATTCGTGCCTGGTGTGCTATGAATGGTGCGAACTATCAAACTGTCACCAACAAACTTGCTGATTACAAAACTGGTCGTGGAAAGTGGAACTTGACCGTCCAAGAAAAACTAGAGCAAACCTATCAGGCACCACCTGCTATGCCTGCTGTTGAACAAAACCTTATTCCTGCAAAAGATGATACCTTCGTCAGCTTTGGTAACTTCGCTGATATTAAAAAGATTATTAAGTCCGGTCTGTTCTATCCAACGTTCATTACGGGTCTTTCGGGTAATGGTAAGACGTTCTCTGTGGAGCAAGCATGTTCCCAAACAAAACGTGAACTTATCCGCGTAAACATCACAATCGAAACAGATGAAGATGATCTTATTGGTGGCTTCCGTCTTGTTAATGGAGAAACCGTCTGGCACAATGGTCCAGTCACTGAAGCACTCCAGCGTGGAGCAATCTTGCTCCTTGACGAAATCGACCTTGCCTCAAACAAAATCCTTTGTCTCCAGTCTATTCTCGAAGGAAAAGGAGTTTTCCTCAAGAAGATTGGCAAATTCATTACGCCCGCAGAAGGTTTCAACGTATTCGCAACCGCCAATACTAAAGGCAAAGGAAGCGAAGATGGACGATTCATTGGAACTAACGTGCTCAATGAAGCATTCCTTGAGCGATTCCCTGTAACCTTTGAGCAGTCCTATCCTGTCTCTGCAGTAGAGCAAAAAATCCTTATGGCACTCTGTAGTGATACAGACTTCTGCAAGCGTCTCTGCGATTGGGCAGACATCATCCGCAAGACATTCTATGACGGTGGTATTGAAGAAATCATCAGCACCCGTCGCCTGGTCCATATCGTTCGTGCATACAGCATCTTTAATGATAAGGCAAAGGCAATTCAGGTTTGTGTAAATCGTTTCGATGATGAAACCAAGCAAGCATTCCTGGAACTGTACGACAAAGTTGATGCAGATTTCCAGATGCCAATTGACACAGAGGTCCCATTTTGATATAATATGACTAACGCATGGTCCTTTCTATTTGACGAATTAAATATGTCTAACCAAGATTATTGGAAAGAAGATAGATTCAGTTTGACAGGTAATCCTGGCACTGCATCTCCAGACACTATTGTTTTTAGTGGTTCTCATCTTCTAGGTGGTATGGGTGATGACCATATTACACTTACTACAGATGTTCCTGATCAGAGGATTAAATCCTCAACTAACACTAGGCAAAAGTATAGTGAAGATGTAATTATTAAAGAACTTAAAGATTACATCACTAGAACATATGATCAGCATTATTCTGCCGGTGATGACAAGATCCAAACCCTAGATCTAATCGAAGCCTGTGGTGATGGTGAGGCATTCTGTCGCAGCAACATCCTCAAGTATGCGTCACGATACGATAAGAAGGGCACTGCCCGTCGTGACATTATGAAGATTCTGCACTATGCTGTCCTTCTAATGCATTTCAATGATAAAAATGCAAACCGCGAAACCTATCCTCAGTGAGATGAAACTGAAACCTACAATTATGAAACTGTCTGACAAAACCATTTCAGTTCTGAAGAACTTCTCTTCAATCAATCAATCAATTCTTTTCAAAGAAGGGAACAAACTTCGCACCATTAGTGTGATGAAAAACATTCTTGCTGAAGCAACTGTAACTGAAGAGTTTATGCAAGACTTTGGAATCTATGATCTCAATCAATTCCTTAATGGATTGAGTTTGCATTCAAGTCCTGAACTTGACTTTGCAAATAATGGATATGTGATGATCCGTGAAGGTAAATCCCGTTCGAAGTATTTCTTTGCAGATCCTAATGTCATTGTTACTCCTCCAGATAAAGCAATTCAACTTCCTAGTGAAGATGTCTGTTTTGAACTGAGCACAGATCAATTAGCACAATTACTTAAAGCATCTGCAGTTTATCAACTTCCAGATCTCTCTGCTGTTGGAGAGAATGGTGTTGTCAAACTGGTCGTTCGTGATAAGAAGAACGATACCTCTAATGACTATGCTGTAGTTGTTGGTGAAACAGAAGCAGAGTTCTCTTTTAACTTTAAAGTTGAGAATATCAAAGTCCTTCCTGGAACCTATGAAGTAGTTGTGTCACAAAAACTTTTGTCACGATTTACCTCTAAGAACCATGATCTCACTTATTATATTGCTTTAGAACCTGATTCTACTTTCGGATGAACATCTTTGTGACCTCTCCTAGTCCTTGGGAGTCTGCCAGGGTTCTCCCTGACAAGCACATCGTCAAGATGCCCCTAGAGACCTGTCAGATGCTTGCTATTGTATGCTCTGACAAATGGGGTCATGGATTTGGAACTCTTCCCAGAGCAGATGGCACTGCCTATGCTACTGAGAAAGGTGCCTTTCGTAATCACCCCTGTACCAAATGGGCAAATGAGTTTGTGACCAACTGGCAATGGTTACTTGCTCATGGACTTGCTATGTGTGATGAGTACACTGCTCGTTATGGTAAAGTCCATACCTGCCAGAAGACACTCTTAGCAGCAAAGGAGATACTTCCTACCGCAGATCCACAAGGTCGCAGTGGAAAGGATACAACACCCTTTGTGTTTGCAGGACCTGATGAGTTCAAGTATGATACAAGCATTGATATTTTCACTGCTTACAAGATGTATATCTCATCTAAACCATGGGTGAAGGATAATTACCTTCGTATCCCAAATCGTAAACCTGACTGGGTGTAATGAAACATATTCTTTTTACTTTGAAAGGTTGCCCTTTTGATTTGCTTGATGACAAAGAGTTTATACGAATGGTTTTGTTTAGAGCATCAAAAGAATGTAAGTCAATATTACTTGACTTGACAGTACATAAGTTTGAACCGCAAGGTGTGACCGGAATTGCTA